AGCTGGTGCATTGACAATCAACATGATTATGGTACTGAGAAGTCCCGTTGTCAAGGAGCTACAGAACAGGTAAAGGAACTTGTAAGAAGGTGTCTGTTTAAGCGAAACTGTAACTTTATAGTTGGCTCTTTGAAAAAAGAAGATGTAGACAATCGACCTGACCCAACGACTATCTTTGCTAAGATTGATAATGCAGTTGAGATGCTGCCGGACTGGTTTGAGATGAAAGCAGGAGTGGACTATGAGCGTAAGGATATGGTAATTCATTTTAAGAAGACTAACTCGGTTATAAAGGGCGAGACTACCAACGAGAACTTTAGCATTAGTAAGAGAGCCGATGCGGTCTTTCTTGATGAGTTTGGTAGAGAGCCTCATAGAATAGCAGAGTCTATAGAAGGTTCTGTAAGAGATGTTTCTGATTGTATTATCTATAATTCAACACATTGGTTCGGTCTGAATCATCCCTTTAATCTGGCGATAAACAGACCAACTACCAAGAAAGTTACGCTGTTCTGGTATGAGAATGAAGAACAGATGAAAGGAGCATACACAAGTCCGAGAGAAGGTGTTATAGAGTTGATAGACGAAGATTATTATAGACAAAATTATCCAGAATTTGCTGAAGAGTATATGAAAGGCTAAAATTATGGATAAAGACTGTTTTGAATATTTGAATAAAGAGTCTGATTCTTCTTCAAACGGTTATCTATTACAGGATACCGTAATAACATAAAATATGTCAGTTAGATTTACAATAAGAAGCTTATCAGAGAAGTACAGAAAGCTGTTTAGAGCTGATGGATGCTCCGGCTTACCTAAACCAATCCGTTCTCCTTGGCATGATTATGAAGAGAAGAGACGAAAAGGTAACAGGCGAGACTTCTTGAGCAACGTGTGGGGGGTGTGTGTAGGATCATCTGATGCTGTCTTCGATCATATCATAATGGAGAAGATAAAGCTCTTACACATCAGACCTCCTGATTACACCGGCGAGATTGCTTTTGAGACAGACAACGAGATAATTACAAATGTTGTCTTCAAGCCTAATTCCGGCAGACAAAACTTTAGCTGGTGGAGTCCGCTCGATAACTTTAGACCTAATCAACTGCATAACTACATCTTAGCATGTGACATCTCATACGGTCTCGGTTCGTCAAATTCTGTTATAGAGATTTATGACTGTAATACGAAAGAGCAGGTTGGTGAGCTGGTCGATCCATTTGTTCCTCCAGCAAAGTTTGCAGATATAGCGGTTGCAACAGCAAGATGGCTTGGTGGACAAAATCAGGCGTTTTTGCTTTGGGAGAATAACGGCGGGCAGGCAAGCACATTTAGAGACAGAGTAAAATTTCAGGGCTATTATAATGTTTATATGAAGCGAAAGGAAGAGGCAAAATATAGAAAGAAGAGCGATACATATGGTTGGAGATCGAATGCCGATGCTAAGGCTATCTTGCTCTCTAATTTAGGAACAGCTCTTACTTGTGGCCTTACTGGTGCAGATGGCTTTGTTTCATTGAAGATACATAGTAAGGAGTTGTTAGAGGAGCTTCTTGACTATATCTGGTATGAGAATGGAGACGCTGGAACGTCGAAGACAGCAGACTTAAAGAGTGGAGCGAAGAAGAGACATGGTGATAGAGTAATTGGAATGGGGATGTGTATTCTCGGAACAAAAGATCAGCTTCCTGCAACAATCAAACAGCCTGTTGTAGTACCTGCTAATAGCTTTATGGCAAGATTCAATCGCTGGATCGATGAAGAAGCTGAAAAAGCACGATTTGAGAGGGTTTTATCTTAGTGATCTGGACACGAGAAAGAAATACAGAATACCAAAGAGAGCCTTGTCTAAATAGGTAAATGATGGCAAAAAACCACGATATAGATAAGCCTGATGTTAAGCAACGATACCCAGCTCGTCTTCAAACTTTGTGTCACACATGGTCGAAGAAGTGGGCAGGTCCGTTACAGCACACACAAAAGTTGATAAAGCTGTGGACATCAGGCTATTACGACAAGAATTACGCCCGCTGGCATTTAATTAACTTAATGAGTCGTGGAGCAAGTACGATTGTCTCGTATCTCTGTGAGGGTAATCCAAAGATTCTCGTTCAGCCGCTCGCGCCTAAGCTTCGTCAGTATGCGTACTCTCGCCAGCTTGTTATGAACTTTCTCGCTGATAAGAATAACTTCGCTGAAAACGTCTTGATTCCAGGAGCCACACTTAGCATGTTTGGTGGTGTTGCTGCAAGAACCTTCTTTGAGTATGATAGAATCATCTCGTTAAAAGATGATGTTATAAAAGTAGGAACGCCTAAAGTGGCAATTATCGAACCGGCTGATTACATCGGCGACCCGTCAGCAAAGCGTCGAGATGATTTTGTTATAGAAGGAGATGTTTACCGTCTACCTACCAGGTATGCTAAAGACCTGTTTGCGAAAAAAGACGGGTTTGGACGTCAAATAGCAGATTTTATATCGCCTGACTGCAAGCTGGCTACTGAATATTCGGTCGAAGAAACAACTCATGGTTTTGATTACAATAAGTTTGCTCTTGAAGAGTATACTACGTTTATAGATGTCTACAATCGTAGAGATAAAGTTATAGAGACGATAATGCCGATGGGCAAGAAAGCTGTTATCTTGAAAGGCATTGCTTGGAAAGGTCCAGACACACCGTATGATTATCTTGGTTATGTCTATCCTCCAAACTGCCCGATACCACTACCACCTGCTTGGGAATGGTATGATTTGGATGTATCTGAAAACAGAGTAGCTCTTACAGCGAGACAACAAGCAGAAGCACAAAAGAACATTATAGCTGCTGATCCTGGTGCTAAAGAAGCAGCTGAGGCAGCGCTTAAAAACCCAAACATGAACGTCGTGATTGCTAAGGGAATGGAAGCTGTTAAGACACATTCATTAGGCGGGATGGCTCCTGAAAATTATAACTGGATACGTTTTTGTGAAGCGCAGTTTACAAAGACCGGTATTCCGGCTGAGTCGTTAAGAGGTGTTGGAGCAGAAGCACCCACAGCTACGCAAGAGCAGCTTATCTTTAAGAATGCTACAAGAATCGTAAATGGTTTTTATAATAAGTTTCATAGCTGGATGACAGATATACTGAGAAAATGGTCTTGGGCAGTTGGAGCGGCTCCTAATACATATATTGAGATTTTAGACGAGCTTAATCTTCCTGGAATTGGCAGGTGGGAATATCCTGTTGTATTCTCCAAGGCTGATAATGTTGCTGATTTTGAGCAGTTTGTCTTAAAAGTCGTGCCGTATAGTACGCAAAGGACACATCCAGAACTACAGTATCAAAGACTAATGCAGCTTATGACGAGCTGGATGATTCCTACGATGCCAATGAGAGAGGCTCAAGGAGCAACAATCGACTTGCCGATGGTAGACAGGTTACTTGCTGACTATGGCGGGTTTGAGAACTTTCCACAGTGGTACCGCAGCGTAATTCCCCATGAATTATCTGGCATTGACTATGTAATGAAGACAAAAGATAGTAAGAATAAGTTCGGGCAAGGAAACGACAGTTACGGAAGTACAATAACTTCAGGATTAGCAAACGCGGCACAGCAGCAGACGAGAACTACCGGCGGCCCTGAAGGCTTAGGAGGGTTTACGAAAAGTGAGTTATAAACAATTGAAGACAGGTTTAGCGTTAATTGTAGTATTAGCGTTTTCTGGTTGTGTAAGTTTAGATAAATCAGTATCTTCGCTGCTTTATGAAAGTGCGTTGCCTGATATTGTTACCATATCTACCACTGACATCTTTGGAATGATGAGTGTAGGTGCTGGTTTTTTTATAGAAGATGACTTACTGATTACTGCTAAACATGTTATTCAAGACGCTAATTCTGTAGATGTCATATATCGTAGTGGGCTAACAACTAATGCAATAAATTGGAATAGCCCATTTGATGATATTGATATTGGTATAGTTAGAGTCAAGACAATTAAGAGAGAGAAGAAAGCAAACTTCTCAGTTGTCAGACAAGGTGAGATAGTACGAGTAATAGGTAGTCCATTTGCTTATCCATTCGTACTTACAGCCGGAATAGTCGCATCATCGGAAGTAGATATACTGTATTTTGGTAATTGTAAGTATATATTAATTGACTGTAGAGTAAATCCTGGTAATAGTGGCTGTCCTGTTTTAGATAGTAAGAACAGAGTCATTGGAATGGTAATAGGCTATATTGGTAATCTTGGTGTTGTAATACCGTCAAGGTATTTTAGGAGTTTGTAAAGTGCCGCTTAAACAAGGAACATCTAAGAAAATAGTATCAGAAAATATTTCAGAATTGGTTAGTTCTGGCCGTCCACAGAAGCAAGCTGTTGCTATTGCGCTTTCACATGCCAGAAAACAAGGAGCGAAGATTCCTAAACAATCTAAGTACAAAAGGCATAAAAGATAATGGAGTGGTTAAAGGAACTATTCGACAGATTACTTTCAATTTTTCCAAGAATATACATTGTTGCTCCATATGAAGCTGGTATTAGAGTTACTTTTGGTAACAGATATAAGACAAAGCAGGCTGGTTGGTACATAATCTGGCCGTTAATTCAACGTTTTGTATGGATGGAGATACAAACACAAGTAGTCGATCTCAGAACTCAATCAATCAGGACTAAAGATGGTTACGATATTGTTGTTAGTGGAGCTATTCAGTATAGTATAAAAGATGTTGAAAAGGCTATTATCAATGTACAGGATGTTGATAAATCAATTGAAACTCTTTGTCTTGGGGTTATTCTGGAATTTGTAAAAAATAAGACGCTGGAAGAGTGCCAGAATGTTGTTGCATTGAAAGATGAGATTCTTAGAGGTCTTAGAGATGCTTCTAAAGGCTGGGGGCTTAAAATAGAAAAAGTTTACATAACTGATTTGGGTAAAACGAGAAACTTGAGGCTGCTGTTCAATACTCTAACTAAACTTATCGAAGAATAGGAGACGGAAATGAGCTGTCTTGAAGAAGTGACAAAAGAGCGCGTTGAACAGATGACTGATATTGAGATAAATGCTTTTTTCGATGTGCTTCAGTATCAAGAAGTTACAGCAAAGAAAAAGGAAGCGTTACTTAATTGGGTAGATGTTAGAGACAACAATCCGAAGATAGTAAAGGTAACGGGAGCATAGAGTGCCGACCTATAGTTACAAATGCGACAAGTGCGGTAATAGCTTCGAGATTACTTGCTCAATGAAGAAGCTTACCAGAACAAAGAAGTGCTCTTGCGGTAGTCGAGCTTATCACGATTTTGTCGCTGACCACGCATCTGGTAATGCAGATTCGCAGATGCGAGAATATCAGTTTGACTCTTCTACAGGCACAAGGCTTTATCCTGCTGCTCTTCTTACTAAAGAGCAGGTAAGAGAAGCGCGAAAGCAGCATCCTGGTTTTGACTGGAAGAAGCGTAATGGCTGCTACCTTCCTGTCATTAAGAATCGCCAAGATAAAAAGAGGTTTCTAAAACAGAAAAACTGGGTAGAATACGATTAAAGGAGACAGCAAATGTCTGAAAAATGCAAAATCTGCGGAGGCTTGTTTTATGAGGAAGCACTGAGCGATGGTAAATGTGTTATTTGCTCCAGCCACTATCCAGACGCCAAGAATATGGATGATGTCTTGAGAAGCAAGCCTAAAAGAGAGTTGGTTATTAACCTAACAGAAGATAGGGTTAAGAATCTTATAAACGACACGCTTACTGCAACGCTTGGTGAGCTGGGATTCTCAAAAAAGAAGTGCGAGAAGTGTAGTAAAGAGTTTTGGAAGAGAAGTCCGGCTCAGAAGCAATGTCAAGATTGCAAAGCTACAGAGTCTACTACTAAGGAGACAGCCTAATGGCGGATGACGAAATGAAAGAAACAGAGCAGCTTGAAGACGAGCTTGAACAAGAAAACGGTCAGGAAGAGCAGGAAGAGCAACCATCCCCTATTGAAGAAGAGCAATCTTTCGTTGAGAAAACAAAGGAGTGGATAAAGGATAAGCTCGGTGCTGAAGGTGATAAGAGCGAAAAAACAGAAGAGCCTGATTCTGGTGCTGATGTTCCTGCTGAGCTATCAGAGAAAGACATTCCAGACGAGTTTTCTGCTGCTGCTGAGGCAGACGGCTGGTCTGTTGATGAACTTATTGAATTTGCCAGTACACGCACTGATGATGAGCTGCTTGAAGAGGCAGCTAAGATTAAGGCAGCTTTAGCAGCAAAAGACGCGGTTGCAGCTGAGCCTAAAGCAGATAAGGAAAAAGAAAAAGAGCAGCCTGAGAAGGTACAGTTAGATGCTGCTACTTTGCCTAAAACACCAGAAGAGTTAAACGCACTGGTAGACAAGCTGGTTACGGAGAAAGTTGCTGCTGCTTATCAAGAACAAATTAAAGAAATTTCAGAAGACGTTAAATCGTATAAAGCAGATATTGAACAAAAGAAGCTTGTTGATGATTGGAATAGACTGAATAATGTAATTGACAAGTTTGGTAAAGAGTTTAAGCAGTTTGGTAAATTAGACGATCTGCCGGTGTATCCGAGCGGTTCGATGAAAGGTCAGCTTGTTCAGACGAGTCCAGAGTTTAAGGCTCGTTCTGAACTTTATAGTTATGCTATTCCTTGGCTTAACGCAGGGCAATCTATAGATGAATCTATGGCTAATGCTCTTGCTACGTACAAGGGAAAGTACTTGGAGAAGGATGTTGAACGGAAGCATATTAAAAGGCTCAAAGATCACGAACAGCAACTATCTGGACCTCGGTTTGCTAAAGACTTGAAGAAGACTTATAGCAATGAACGAGAAGAAGGAATTGATGTCGTGCGGGGCCTTATGGATGAATCTGAAAGAGGAGTTTAGTAGTAAGGAGTTTGAGTAAAATAACGAGAAAGGGTTAAAACAATGTCATTACCAACAATAGACTACAACCGTGACGTAATATACGGCACGCTTGAGCATTTTATTAAGAAAGACCCGCCACTCAATTTTGCTCGGCAGACATACCAGTTCTACAATGTTGCATTTTCTAACAATGTTTTGAAAGCCGGTGGTAGAAAGCTGAAAGGTAATTTTACTACTGGAACTGTTGGAAACGCGGCTTTTAGTAATGTTTGGGCAGAAGACAGTCTTGTGCACAAATCAATTACTCAAGAGTATGAGCTGGATAACATTAAACACTGTCAAGGCGGGATGGTGTTTAATAAGGTTGAAATGGATGCTAATAAGACTGCGGCTGCTGCCGAGCAGATTTTTGATGTCGCAAAGTTGCAGTATAATAAAGCAAAACTCGAAGTCGTTGAGAAGATTTACCTTGCAAGTCTTACCGGCTTAGCAAGTGCAACAGATGTGGATTCGATGTATAGTGTATTTGACTGGTTATCTTGTGGAACCGATGGTAGCGCTGGCGCATACAACGGCTATCAAGCACGATACAACGATGCTTCTAACACCGGCGGTTCTCTTGGAACTGCTTTTAACAAAGCTGGTGTCTCTTGTGATGCTTCGACGAACCCAGAATTTGCAAATTATTACATTGACCATAATGGATTGCTGGATGAAAGTCTCTACTCATCGATAAATAGGGCGAATATCGAGCAGAACTTCCAGCCTCCGAACGGAGTTGGCAGACAGAGCGTTCCTGTTATGAAGTATGCTGCATATACTAACCTTAATGTTATACTGACGCTCAACGCGCTTAACGCAAAGTTGAATGCTCAGGTCGGGCCGCAGCCTAATACAGCAGGCTACTATCCGACTACAGGACCGATTCTTCCTGGTGGTGTTCCAGTAGTGTATGCAGACATTCTTAATACACGAAGAGACTCAATTTACGGAACCGACCCGATTGTTGGTATCAACCATAACGTGTTGTATCCGGTTGTGCTGACAAATTGGAGCTTTAAGATTACTGAGGCCGATGCTACCAACCGTCATTTGGTGACTAATATGTTCATCGATTGGGTAGGTCAGTGGTGGTGTGATCGTCCCCCTCGTTTCGCAGGCTGGCTAATTAGTCAGTACCCGAGCTAATATAACGAGTTGATTAAGAAAGGAATATAATAATGGCAAGTGCAATTACTTACGCGTTTGATTCTAACGCGAGAGTAAAACGCGTCAAATATACTGGTTCAAGTACAATTTATGAAGGTATGCCACTTTGTTATAGCTATCAAAGCACTCGTAACTGGACTGGTTATGGTGCGGCTACAGCTTCGGCTTCTAAGACTTATCAGAATACAACTGCTGAAGGCGAGCAGAACGAGGGCAAGTTTATTTATGTAGAAAATCCTACGTGTATAAATGTAGAGGACGGAACGCCTGCGGATGGGTCTAAAACGATTACTGGTACAACTACTGATTTTGATGCATTGCAAGTGGGTATGTTTGTTACCGTTTCTGGGGATAATGTAACAGATGGAACTTATGAAATTACTGCTATCAGTAGAAGCACAGAAAGCGGAGTAACTAATAGTGTGATCACTTTGGACATGGATGATGCTGATGGCACAGGTGACACCGTTGTTGGTATTAATAATTTGCAGGATTTCGCTGGTGTCGTAGCCGGTACTGAAAAGTCAGGGCAAACTGGCCCCTGCGAATTGGATATTTACGTTCCCAATGGAGCAGTAGTTCCTGTTAGAACGGTTTTGACTGCTACAGTAGCAGGTCGAACTATATTATCAATTAACTCTGCTACGCAAACATTTGGTAATCCAACAACAGATATTGATGATTTTGGCCGCGATACTATTGGTATTCTTGATGCAAGACCTGTTGCGGTTGCAATGGAAACTATTTCTTCTGCTGGTTTGTGTTTGGCTAAACTTTGTCCTGATGTGTTTCTGTATCAAGCTGGAATGGATAATCAAGAGCTTCAAGTATCTGCTGGTACTGTTAATACTGCTGTTAATAAATCAGTTCTTGATTTCAAAAGCACTGATGGTCACTCTACAGCATGGCTTTGGCGAACAAGACTAAGTGGAACAGGTGTTGGTTCTCAGCTTGGTGTGTATAGATTTGATGTGTTGATGGATGCTACTACTTATGGAGAATATGTTGATGCTGTACACATTAACCTTGAAGTTGCCTGTACTGCGGAACAAACAACTCCTGGTGTTGTGCGTGGACTGGGCGTTATGGTACGTACACAACTTGACCCAGATATGTCTGATACGGCTGTAAATGTGCTGTGTCTCGATTATCATCTGAGAAAGAACGCTGCTATGGATGCGTTGACCAATCCGCCTTCGTACGGTAGTTACCTTCGATTTAATTGTTCTGGCTCTGCACCTGATTATCTTTTCCAGGCTGCAAGTCCAGCCGCTGCGTGTTTTACTGCTAATACTACACATGCTGAGGATGCTAAAATCGGTGCCATTAAAGTCAACATAGTTGGCTATGGTGCCTGTTACCTCTGGGTATATGATGGTGCTGCGTAGTATTGTTTGTTTGGAAGGGGGCATTGTGC